GGAAGTAGTTTATGCATTGCATCAGAGGCTAAAAGATCTATCTGTAGATGCCACACCTGATCAACTGGCATATCTTGCTAAATCTTTAGAGTCTATTGCCGGGCAAAGTACAGTACTAGATATTGTGCAGATGACTGATGTAAAGCTAAAAGAGCTGTTGGATAGTGCAACAAAACATTTAAGTGATCTAAATACTAGTAAAACAAGTTCACTATCTGCAATAACAACGGCAAAAACAAGTTCTTTGAAATCTTTAGAATCTTTAGAAGCTTTAAAAACCTCGTCGGATTCACATATATCGTTGCTTGATAGCAGAAAGGATGCCAATGTTGCAACAATAAATAGTGTTGGTAGGGATCATAAAGGTGATCTTAAAGGTTTAGTAGATAACTTTCGTACTGTTAATGATGTGCCGAATGGTTCATCAATTATGAAAGAGATAAGAAAGCGTAATATGGTTGAACCCGGATCGTTGCCATTTTTGTTCGGTGTTGTGAGTAGGAGTAATGACTATTCTTGGGGAAGTGGCAATTTTACAACTGAGCTTGGCAAGTGGTATAGTGATACGTCATATACCAATAATATGCTTTGCCTGTTAACAGGTGCGCATAGCTATGATACAGGTTATGTTGGGTTCTATAAACCACCATGTATAGCTCAAATACGTATCAATATCCATATGCATTATTGGGAGTGATATTTGTAAAGAACACGACAAATAATATGACAAGAACATTGAACTTTGTTGGTACATCCTACTGGAGCTCGGGATATGAAGGAGCAGGAGCATTTGTGGGAACACCTAATAACACCAATAGTAGTAAGGAACAAATTTCAGCGGTTAGCTGGAAAAATATTTATAATTATGGAAGTTTAAACAGTGGATTTTCTAATTCTGGTAGTTTTGTTATTCCAGACGGTATTCCAGACAGTAGCAGTATTATTTTATACATCACCTTATTACAATGAAGGCACCCATGCTAGGTGTTGTTATTCCAGACAGTAGCAGTATTATTTTATACAACACCTTATTACAATGAAGGCACCCATGACTATTGGGTCCAATTCATGCAATGGGGAATATATAATTTTCGCAGTGATTTTTTGACCACAGGACTTGAGGTAGATGTGGAGAGAACACTGAAAGCTTGGCAGTGTCCAGGATTAGAATATACCTATCAAATCTGGAAATGAAATAGGGAGAGAAATTGTGAGCATTTACATACGATTTGAGAACAACAAACAAGTTGAAACCACAGTGCTTGAAAATAAGCCAGAGGGTTGGCACGAAGCACCGAAGAATTTTGATTGGCAAAGAAGTTATCGTCTAACAGAAGGAGGGAAATTGTTGAAAGGAATAAAGAAGATATTGATCTGGAATTACTGGAAAATGCGAAACTTGCTGCACTTGATAGTGTGCGTTTTTATTTTAATAACTGTACTCACCAATACGCAGGAAATTCTCATCAGAAGTCTAAATCGTATTCGATACAAGCGAGAGCCGCAGAGAGCATTTTAGCGTTCAATAAATCTGGACTTCCGTTTGCTGAAGAAGATTTAAAAGTTATAGAACCGCTTGCAAAAGTCCGGGGAATTTCAGAAGTCCAAATGGCTGAGTTAATCCAGGAAAAGGTAAAAATAGAAAAAAAAGCAATAATTAAATGCGAAGAATTGGTGGACATAGCCGAAAGGGAAATTAATGAGGCCAAAAGTGAAAAAGAACTACAGACCTTACTCAGCGATTTAAAGCAAAAAATGCAAAAGGTTTTAGAAAGTTAAAAAATAGACCTTTTCTCTACCGCTTTCCAAAATTCAGGGGAAAAAATGACATAACAATTTTTACATGGAGTAAATGTTATAGAGGTTACCTCAGGGACAAGGACAGTACGAACAGCTAAGTCATCAGTATTAGGAGTAATATGTACTGCGCCTGAAGCTGACAAGCAAAAATTTCCACTAAACAAACCAGTATTAATAGCAGGAAGCTTAAAAAAAGCAGCAAAACTGGGAAAAAGAGGAACTTTGCCTTCTGGGATAAATGGAATATTTTCCCAAATAGGTGCAACAGTAGTAGTGATCCGAGTTGAAGAAAGTGACTCAGAATTAAAAGAAGAAGAAACGCTGAAAAATATAATTTGCGGAGTTGATGAAGAAACAGGAGAGTACGAGGGCATACAAGCATTCTTAAGCAGTGAAAGTATAGTACACGTAGCCCCAAGAATACTAATAGCCCCCTACTTTTCTCATCAGTTACCTGCCAACCCCTCTAGCAATAATATCATAATACAGAATCCGGTAGTTGCAAGATTAATTGTAATAGCAGAAAAATTAAGAGCGATAGTGGTCGCCGATGGACCAAATACCAACGATGAAGAAGCAATAAAATGGAGAAAAAGTGTTAGTAGCGCAAGAGTTTATGTAGTTGATCCTTGGGTAAAGGTGTTTGAAGGGGAGTTGCCACCGAGTCCATTTGTAGCCGGTTTAATAGCGAAAGTAGATAGTGAAGAAGGTTTTGGTAATCACCGTCAAATAAAGAGATAAAAGGTATTATTGGAACAAGCAGAGCTATTGATTTTACGCTAGGCGTTACACGTAGTAGAGCAGATTACTTAAATGAAAATGAGGTAACGACGATAATTCATCAAAATGGCTACAGACTATGGGGAAACAGGACATGTTCAAACGACGAAAGATGGGCTTTTCTATCAGTAAGAAGAACGGCTCATTTATGGGCAGTTGATCGAAATATTACCAAAACTTACATAGATGATGTAATTGAGAGTGTGAACTCTTATCTAGCTCATTTAAAAGCCCAAGGAGCGATTACCGATGGAAGATGTTATGCAAATCCGGAACTCAATACCCCGGCGAACATTGCAAGTGGGGAAGTATGTTTTGACTTTGAGTTTACGCCACCCTATCCAGCTGAAGAGATTACCTTCATGTCTCATTTGGTCAACAACAGCCCCATAAGTTAGTTAATTTTACAAAGGGGAAAAAATGTTACCAAAAAATCCTAAAGAATTTTAACGTATTTGTAGATGGTAATGGATATGCAGGAAAAATAGACGAAATAACGCTGCCAAAGCTTACCATAAAAACAGAAGAGTATCGTGCTGGTGGTATGGACATCCCAGTAAGTATAGTTATGGGAATGGAAAAACTTGAAGCTGATTTTACGTTTGCAGAATATGATTCAGAGCTTTTTTAGGTTATTTGGCTTGATTGATGGAAATTCGGTTTCTCTGACGCTAAGGGATGGATTACAAGGCGTTGTTTTTAAGGTCCCCTGAGTCCAAAAAAGTTTTTTTTTAGCGTGTGAATCATGTGCGTATGTGCGTATAACAAATATCTTAAAAAAGAAAATGTATGATAACTAAATTTGGTATTTAAATTATGTACCTCACACAAATGTGATATTGGGCATAATCGGCAAATCGACGCTGAGAATATGATTCGCAAGATTAACGGAGTTGATCAGATGGCTAAATTACAAGCAATTCTAGGAATTTAAGTTTTTTATTTTAAGGAGAGAAACACATGAAAACAGTAAAACTTGATAACCCAATAACAGTAGAAGGAATTGAGGTTTCGGAATTAACTTTTAGACCAGTAAAAGTGAGGGACTGCCTAGCAATGGAACGTGGTGGTAGTAGTGATTTTGAAAAAGAAGTAGGGTTAATAGCGAATCTAGCATTGGTTACAAAAGAAACAATTTTGGAATTATACTTTACAGACTACATAAAAATACAGGAGGCGTTGAAAGATTTTTTTCCATCTGTAACACAAAAAACTTGAGACAAAATGTAATAATGCTCTGTTCCGTTGTAGGTGGCGGGATTGAGCATATTCTTAAAATGGAAATAGACGAATTTATTTTGTGGGTGAAAGCAGCAGCGGAGTTTAAATGTGTGCGCCAAGAGAAGCGTTTAGAATACAGTTGGTGAAAATCCAACCTAGGCAAAGTCTAGCCAACAGCCTAGAACAGACCATTATGCTACGTAAGGTAACGAGCGTAGCAAAGCTAATGGAACGGACAATACAGGGTGCAACGAAAGTGAAGGTATTGAGTCCCGAAATGCTCGAGATCATGGAGGTCGACATTTTACATTTTAGTGGAAGACAGCATGAAGGATAACGACAAGGCAAGTTATCACTCACTCCATCGGGATCGTAGGCCGTATCATGTATTGAGATGGATTCTAAATGAACTTGGGAGATCCTTTGTATTCCTATTAAGGTACGTGAGAACAAGTCAACAAAGGCGAGGACTGACGAAAGATACAAAGGAAGTCGGACTGATTGATAGTACTCAGAGTGCGGGAAAGCCGCATACAAGGGGAAGCGATCAGCAATATAGCAACTGGAATAGGGATTGCAATACCAATACAACAGAGGTTGGAGGAATATGCAAAGAAAACTAAACCAGATAGCGATAAGAGCGAAGCGGGATAAACGAGTGAAATTTACATCACTAGTTCATCTGATAAATGCAGAAAATCTCGCCTTATGTTATAAAGAACTAAAACGCAATAAGGCTTGCGGTATAGACCAGGTGACAGTGGAAGCCTACGGAGAAAATCTCGAAGAGAAGCTTAGAACTCTGGTAGATAGTATGAAGAGAAAGCAATATAAACCGCGACCGGTGAGAAGGGTATATATACCAAAAGCAGGAAGCGAAGAAAAGCGCGGACTCGGAATACCATCGACAGAGGATAAGCTGGTACAGATAGTGCTAAAGAAAATATTGGAAAATATATATGAGGCAAATTTTCTAGACCAGTCATATGGGTTTCGACCTGGTAGAAGTTGTCACCAAGCGGTTAAAGCATTAGACAAAGCAGTTATGTACAAGCCAACAAACTACATTGTGGAAGTGGACATAAAGAAGTTCTACGATAATATTCAGCATAAATGGCTAATGAGGTGTTTAAGGGAACGAATATCTGACCCAAATCTATTGTGGTTAGTAAAGCAATTCCTTAAGGCTGGAGTTATGGAAGCTGGACATTATGAGGCAACTACACAAGGAGCACCTCAGGGAGGAATAGTAAGCCCAGTATTAGCTAACATATATCTACACTATGTACTAGATCTATGGTTTGAAAAGAAAGTAAAACCTAAATCTAAGGAATATATGGAGCTAGTCAGGTATGCAGATGACCTTGTGGTGTGCTGTGAAGGAGAAGAAGATGCTAAAGAATTTCTAGAATCACTGAAACAAAGATTAGCTAAGTTTGGTTTGGAAGTATCTGAAAACAAAACAAGGATAGTAAAGTTTGGCAAGAAGGAGTGGTACCAAGCAAAGAGAGAAAAGAAGAAAACGGAAAGTTTCAATTTTCTAGGATTTACGCACTACAGTGCAAAGAGTCGTAAGGGTAGGCTGATTATGGGGCATAAAACCTCAAAAGTGAGCCTAGCTAGGAAACTCAAAGAAATCAAAGAATGGTTAAAAACGATTCGTAATCATACTTGTCTTAAAGACTGGTGGCAGATACTAAAAGCTAAACTAAGAGGACACTATAACTACTTCGGGATTAGCGGAAATTATCAATGGCTCAGTAAGTTCGAGCAGGCGGTAAAGAAGCTAACGTTTAAGTGGATAAACCGGCGTAGCCAGAAAAAGAGCATGAATTGGGAACAATTTGAGCATTACACACAAGTTAATCCACTACCAAAGCCAAAAATATGTTTTTCGTTATATACATAGGGGGTGTATCGTGAACGCTATTATTGTGGAGCCGTGTGCAAGAAAGTTGCAAGCACGGTTCTTGTGGGGGAGTCATAAAAATAAAACCCAAGCAAGGGAGACAGGATTATGACTTCTACCAAACATCATTATCAATAAAAATAGGTGCCGTACTAGATGGTAGCTTTACTAGTACAATGACAGGGAGTAACACACAACTTTCCCGTCTTGGAGGTACAATAAGGCAACTTAATGCATCAATGGGATCAGTATCAAAATTTAAGGAATTAAAGCATGGGGCTTTAACAGCCAAGGTATCCTGGAGCAAATTAGAAAAGCAAGTAACATCCTTGGCGAAACAGATAAAGAGCACAGAAAAGCCAAGCAAAACCTTGAAAGCTGAGTTTGATAAGGCTAAGGGATCAGCAGCAAGAGCCAAAACAGCGTACTTACAGAAGAGAGATGCTCTACATACATTTAGTGAAGAATTAAAGAAAAGTGGAAAAAATGTTCAGTCCTTGATAAGGGATCAGCATAAACTTGGTGCTTCTGTAGGCAAGCTGAGAAGTCAATATGGTAAGTTAAACTCCGCCATCAAAAAACGGGATATGTTTTTGGGGAAAAAAGCGTACTTTAAATCGCAAATGTTAGAAACGGCTGGACTTGCACTAACACTTGCAGCTCCAATTAAAGTTGCGATTGACTTTGAATCTGCTATGGCTGATGTTAAGAAGGTAGTGAGATTTGCTGAGGATGATGCAGCTCATAACCAAGGAGCCACAGAATTTGGCCAGAAATTAAAGGAAATGTCCCGTACAATACCACTATCAGCTGCAGAGTTAGCACAAATAGCTGCAAGCGGTGGGCAACTTGGTATTGAAAAAGAGAAACTGCTTTCATTTACAGAAACAGTATCTAAAATGGCTACAGCGTTTGATATGTCTGCAGAACAGGCAGGTGATTCTATAGCTAAGCTTGCCAATGTTTATGGAATTGAAGTAAAAGAAATGGAAAGAGTAGGCAATATTATCAATCACCTCTCAGATAATAGTGCTGCTAAGGCAGGAGATATGGTTAAAGCGCTTGCTATAGTTGGTGGTACTGCAAAACAGTTTGGTCTTGATATCAAGGAAGCAAGTAGTTTAGTAAATGCCTTCATTAGTCTAGGCAAACAACCATCGAAAGCAGCGACTGCGATAAATGCTTTACTTGGTAGACTCCAGACCGCTGAGGGACAGAGCAAAGAGTTCAAAGCAGCGTTGGAAAATATGGGAATAACCGCAGAAGAGATGACACAAAGGATTAGCCGAAATGGCCAAGATGCACTAATTTATTTTTTTGAAACTCTGGAAAAAGTAGGTAAACAGGAACGTTCACAAATTCTTTTCGATCTCTTTGGTCAGGAATATCAAGATGATATTGCATTGCTAGTCGGAAGCTTAAAGAATTATAAAGAGGCCATAAAGAATTTAGCTGATGAGGAAGAATTTAAACAGTCCATGCAGAAAGAGTTTGACAACCGTGCAGCAACTACAGCAAATAATTTACGACTACTGAGGAATGCGATAGCAGAGGTGGGAATGAACTTAGGCTCAGTAATGCTACCTCCTTTAAAGTGGGTAAGTAGTCTTCTAAGAGAGATAACCAACCCCATAGCTTGGCTTGCAGAAAAGTGTCCATTTATTACTACGGGAATAATGAGTGTCATAACAGCACTAGTAGGTCTTAAAGTTCTAATAGTAAGTGGTGGTTATGCATGGAATTTAATTAGAGGTGGAATGCTCGCTTTCTCAGTTATTTTGCATGGAGTACTGAAGCCTGCACTAATATCATTCGTG